TAAATTGCCAAGTACAATGTGCAGGATGTAATGTATTTAAGTATGGGGAACAATACAAGTTTTCTGTAAACCTAGATGCTAAGTATGGTCAGGGTACTGCTGAAAGATTAAGCATTAAAGCACAACAAATAGTAAAGCTATCAAATTTTGAAATACAGGATATGATAAAAAGATATAAAAACTTTGTAGATTCAATGTAATTAACTACATTTGATTGTTCTGTTCTGTTACCTATGAAAAGGGGTTAGATTAATTTCTAATCCTTTTTTTTGTCTTTTATAGTTAGTTATTAAATTTTTTGTTTATATTTGTTTAATATTAATAAATAAAACAGAACAAAATGAAACTTACAGAAAACACAACATTAAAAGCAGGAAACCATTTGATAAGCATAGGTAGGGAAATACACCAAGTCGCTATATTAAGCCTAAACACTCACGAATTTGTAAAGTTAAAAAGAACTAAAACTAATAAAAAACTTGCAAAAGTTAAAAGAGAATTTAAAACTTGGTTATCTTGTTGCGAAACTTTTTGCTTTGAAAGATTAACCGAAGCACAAACTTTAAAATTAATACAAACACTTAAATAATTTAAAATGGTAACACAAAGGACAACTTTAAGTAAGGAAATTAAAACCTTAGAAGAACAATTACATCACGCAGTATTAAATGGTGATGCATTTACTCAAATGGCTATTTACAAAAGATTAGAGATAGCAAAATCAACTTTATTAAATTTAGACTGATGGGAATAAATTATTCAACAGAAACATCTAAATCAATCATAGAGGAATATGAGTTTAGAATAGAAGCATTGCTAAAAAAGATAGAATTTTTAGAAGCACAAATAGAAGTATCAAAAGAAATTTTTAAAAATAGATAAAATGAACAGAGAAAAATTAAAAGCCTTATATCTAAAGTATGAATTAACATCAGAAGATATATTTACAAAAGACATTGGATTTGGTGATAACAAAAAAACTTTTACTATAATCACAAGGTCAGGAATAGAAAAGATTCAAGCAAAAGAAAATATCAAGGTTGCTTATAAAGTAATTAAATGTGAGACTAATTTTGCAGTAATAAAAGCAACTGCATTTTTAGACTTAAAGCCTATTTATACTTGCGAAACTTTTGGTAGTGCTTTAAAAGGTACTACTTATAAAGATGGAAATTGTCAAAGTTGGTATGTTGTTGAAATGGCAGAGAAACGAGCATTAAGCAGAGCAGTATTAAAACTGACAGGCTTTTATGAATTAGGAGTATTTGGAGAAGATGAATCAGATGACTTTAAAAAGAAATAGATATGAAACAATATACAGTAATATATTTACCTTATGGTCGTGAAGATAAAGAATGGATGTATGTAAATGCAAAGTCTGAAAAAGACTTAATAAAGAATTTTAAATCAGGAGTAATAATAAACATAGAATAATATGACAGAATCAAATTGTTGTGGAGCAAGTCCACTATGGGAATCAGATATTTGTTCTGATTGTGGAGAACACGCAGAATTTTATAATACAGATGAAGACTTAGTATGAACAAAATTATAACTATTAGAGTAACCGAAGAAGATTTTGATTATATTACAAAAGAATGTAAAAAAGAAAGATTACCAAAGTCAGCTTGGATTAGAAGAAAATTATTATTCAAAGAAATTAATAACTAAATAATATGAATGCAAAAGATTATGCTAAAAACCTAGTAAATGATTTTTATATTATAAATAATAATTATCCTGAAAAGAGTTTAGATTATTTTGAGTATAAAAAATCTGTTATTGATGCAAAAAGTTTTTTGATAGAAATTAAAAAAGAATTAAATAAATTAACTAAATAAATTAAATTATGAGTACACTTATTACAGGGTCTATTAGAGTAGACAAATTACCAAAGGAAAAATTTATAATGGGTAAAGACGGAGCAGTCTATTATAACTTTACTATATCAGTTCAAGATGAAACTAGGTATGGAAACAATGTTGCTTTTATGGATAGCCAAACCAAAGAAGAACGAGATGCAAAAGTTCAGAAGAATTACTTAGGAAACGGAAAAGTAGTTTGGACTGATGGAAATATTACTTTAGCAGAAAAAGAAGAAGCTAAAGTTGAAGCAACTGCAGATGCAGACTTACCATTCTAAAAATAACCAATTTTAATAAAAAGGGTATAGGTTTTATTATCTATACCTTTTTTTTTATATATTTATAAAATAGTTATAACTTTAAGGGAATATAAATGACAGAAAAACAAACAGAACACAATATGCTAATGCAGTTTATAGAACAAGACTGCTTTGTAAATTCAAAAGAAAAAATAGATTATCCTCCTGTTGCTTTATCATATGGCGAAAAGGTAGTAAAGTCTAATAAAGTTGAGGGGGATTTAATAGTACCTATTCCTATTGGAACATTTGGCAATCTATCAGTAGTTACTGCACCACCTAAAACAAAGAAAACATTTTTTATATCACTACTAGCATCTTGCTATTTAAGTGGTCAAAATACATTCGGAGGTAATATAAAAGGGCATAGAAATAAAGATGGTCACCTTATACATATTGATACAGAGCAGGGACTATGGCATTGCCAAAAAGTATTTGAAAGAGTACATAAAATGGACTCAAATATTAATTCAGAAATTTATCATACCTTTGGGTTAAGGTCAATAGACTATAAAATGAGAATTGAATTTATAGATTACTACTTAAAAGAAAAAATTAAAACACCATCTTTATTAATTATTGATGGAATTGCAGACTTATGTTCTGATGCTAATAATATTTCTGAAAGCAATCAATTAGTTCAGAAATTAATGGAATGGTCATCAATCTACAAATGCCATATTATAAACGTTATACATCAAAACTTTGGTAGTTCAAAACTAGGCACAGGGCATTTAGGTAGTTTCTTAGAAAAGAAAGCAGAAACTGTAATACAACTAGAAGCCAATACTGTGAATAAAGATTGGGTTACTGTAAAGTGTGGTAGGTCTAGAGGATATTCTTTTGATACTTTCAGTTTTGAAGTTAATGATTTTGGATTACCTCAAATAGTAGAAAACCTATACGACCCATTGAAATAATGTCAAACAAAGAAGTTATATTATTACTAGCAAAAAAGCATAAGACGTGGATAGACGTTGTTAGTTCTTTTGGATGTGATAAAACATTAGCTGAGGACATTGTTCAGGAAATGTATATAAAAGTATTACCTAAGATAGAAAATGGCTTAGACATCATTTATTACGATAATGATATTAACTACTACTATATTTACAAAGTCTTAAAAACTTTGTTTATAGATTTAAAAAGAAAAGGTAAAAATATTACAATGATTAATATTGAAGATACTAATTACTCAAAATTAGATTGTGATGTTGATTATGACAAAGCCTACGATAAAATCAAAGCAGAATTAAATACTATGTTTTGGTATGACAGAAAAGTGTTTGAAATAATAAATGAGGGTGAAAGCATAGCAGACTTTTCAAGAAACTCATTCATAGAATATTTTTCACTTTATAACACATACAGAAAGGTAAAAGCAAAACTAAAAAAATTAATATGAATTTCAATAATGATTTTAAATATGATTTAAAAGTTGGTCAAGTTAAAGAAGAACAATTAGCCAATATTTTTAATTCAAAAACTATTGAAGTAAAATATGATTTACAGGCTTTAAAAACAGGAAATGTATATGTTGAGTATAAATCTAGAAATAAAAAAAGTGGCATAAGCACATCTGAGTCTGATTATTATTGTTTTTGCTTCGGTGAAACTTTTCATTTAATAAAAACCAAAGATTTAAAAAATAGATGCAGAAAATATATTGGAACAACTAGAGATAAAAAAGGAGGAGATAACAACACGAGCAAAGGAATTCTATTACCATTAAAAGATTTATTATGAAACTAGGAGATTTAATTTACTACATTACTAAATACACAGGGATAAAATACCTTGTAGAAAAATACCATACTTACAGAGGAACAAAATGCAACTGTGATAAAAGACGTGAAAGTCTAAACAATATAAAAATTAAAAGATGGTAAAATTTGAAAAAGAAGATAGAAGTGATTGGAGAAAATTCAGAATGGGTAAAAAGCAGCACCTATCCCCTGAAGAATTTGAATTGGTTTGCCAACTCCACGCAAAGTACCACAAGCATAGATTTTATAAACCCTGTACTTGTAACCCAAAAACAATAGTTCAATGGATTAAAGACTTGAATATCATTTGGGACAATGGGATTAAAAAAGATTAACAAGTGGGAAAAGGCAGTTGTATTCCTGCTTAACCTAGATGGATGGAATTTAGAATGGTGTGGTGATGGATTTACTAGATACGATGCAATCGGTAAAACACCAAAGGGGAAAGACTGCGTTATTGAAATGAAGTTTCGTAAAACCTACTACGAACAGAAAATGCTTGAGAAAGACAAGTACGATGCCTTGATGTCATTAGATAAAGATGTAATCAAATTATATTTTGTTAATGACCCAAAAGGCAACTTTTTATATTGGCTAAATAATCTACAAATGCCAATACCTGTAAAAAAATATTGTCCTGATACTACAATGTGGACAAAAAAAAGACTACTTAAAGATGTTTATTTACTAGAAGAAAACGATGCTAGTATAATAAATATTAATATTTCTTAAAAAAACTTATTAAATTTTTTTGTTAATTAAATAATTTGTTTATATTTGTTTAAGTTTAATTTAAAAAACAGAACAAAATGACATTAAAATTTGGAAAACACAAAGGAAAACAATTTAAAAATACACCATTATCATATCAAAATTGGCTACTTTCACAAGATTGGTTTAAAGCACCAAAAGAACAATTACCATTACATAGGCAGTCTCTAAATGGGTGGGATGGTTATAGTCAAAGAGGGCAAGCTATTGAGGATGCTATATTTGCTAATGATTGTTTAGACCAAGATTTAACTAATGATGAATTATATTTAAAATACAACGGATAAATAAAACAGAACAGATGGCAACAGAAACAAAAAAATCAAATTTAGAAAAAGCATTTGCAAGAAAAAATGCATTGAATTTAGATTTAACTACAGAACAATTTATAGAGTTAAACGGAATACTTTATGACTTGGCAAATCAGCAGCACTCAAAGGGAATGGCTGATGCAACTGAAATTTACACAAAACATTATAATCTTTAAAAAACAGAACAGATGTATAAATTACCAAAGTACAAGCAAAATTTATCAATTCAAGGAAATAACGTTTGGAGTTATTCAACAATAGTAGCAAGAATTGACGGAAGTAAATTACACCAATTAGGTTATTGGTCTATGACTACACAGAAGCATATTAATTATGTAGCTAAAGAATTAGATTTAACTTTAATAAAATGAAAGTGAATCAGGCATTATGGGATAAGGTTAAAGGAACAATCGAATCCCGAACGGACAAGGATAAAAATATAACTGATATTACTATCAAGTTCAGAATAAAAGAAAATTCAGATTTAAGAAATTATTTACAAATAAATTTATCACAATATGACAGACAGTAAAACTACATACATACACGAAACAGAACACCTTTATTGCCAAGACGGAGAATTTCACATAGGATATGGAAAAGATAAATGGGTGGTGTATAATACAGACCAATTAATTAAAGACTTGCCTTTTATTATTAACCAAGTTATAAAGGAAAATAAAAAGATGCAGGAAATGTATCTAGATTTAATTAAAGAAGAATTGAAAGAATTATGAAGCAGAAAAAAACAACTATAAACATTGGGTATTTAGCTAGGTATTGTATGAGGACAATAGCAGAATTTCCTATGCTAGAAAGACAAATAAGCTATATTTACATAAATGCTTTAGATGATATTGAAAATGGAGAAATAGAAGATAACACTTGTCAAAATGCAATAATGTATATCGAGGGAGCAATACAGGATATATTATGATATTATTAGTAGATGCAGATAGTTTAATATTTGCAAGTTGTTATAGAAAGCGAGAACATCCTGAAGATGAAAAGTATTACACAGATATAGCTGATGCTAGAAATAAGTTTGATGAACAATATATGGCTATTGTAAATCACTTAGAAGAACTTTATAACATTGACAAGGTAATTACATTTAGTGGGTCTAGAGGTAACTTTAGAAAGCTAATAACTAAGAAATACAAAGCGAATAGAAAAAAGCAAGAATTACCTCCACTATTACACGATATGCACGATTTTGTAAAAAGCCATTACGATAGTGTTGTAGGCTATGGGGTAGAAACAGATGATATGGTTGCAAGATATTGGAAAAAGTTATCAGAAGAACTAGGAAGAAATGAAGTTATGATTGTATCAATAGATAAAGACTACAAGCAGTTCCCTTGTTTGATGTATAATTATCATTACAAGCACCAAGAAATACTAGATATATCAGAAGATGAAGCTATGTATAATTTTTATGAGCAGATGATTATGGGAGATACTGCAGACAATGTAAATTACTTTAAAGGAAAAGGAAAAAGGTTTGCTGAAAAGTATTATAAAGATTGTCAAACTAAATACCAATATACTAGAAAACTTTATGAATTATTTAAAAAAGAATACAAGGGAAAGGCTAGGCAGAAATATACTGAATGCTATAACCTTTTAAAACTATTAACTGAATGAAAGCAACGCAAGTACATTACGATAACGGAAAAGACTATGACATTATAGATGTGTGTAACGATTACACGCTTAACTTTAACAGGGGTAACATCTTGAAGTATATTGTTAGAGCAGGAAAAAAGA